TCAGAAGGCATCGTGTATGTTTCGATAGATTTAACCATATCATATATCAGAGTAAGTCTAGTGATTTCTCTTTCATATTTAGAAAACTCTTTACCAAATTGTTTAATATATGCGGTTTCAGATTGAGATAACATGTTAACAATCGTTGGTTCTAATGCATCCAATATCACATTTACTATATTCGTAGAGTTGGATTCATTCAAAAATTGAGTATATGATTTAATTTTGCTCATACGTTATTTATCGGTTTTAATTATAATGTAAATATAAACAAAAAACCCGAGATTAAAAAATCTCGGGCTAATTAATTTTATAAAGTTATTAACAATTAAAGTTTTAAGAAAACTTTTCTGCTAGCTTCATCAATTCTAGTTACAGTAACTGCAATAGGATCTCCTTTTTTGATTGTAGAAGTATCAATACCTTCTAATTCAGAGATATGTAATAAACCAACGATACCTTCTTCGATTGTGATAAAAATACCATAGTCTTTTGTTGCTTTAACTGTACCTTGAACTAAAACAGGTACTGTATATTTAGCAGCTAAGCCGTCCCATGGATTAATTACTTCAACTTCTTCTTTTTGAGTCAACATAATCTTCTTCTCAGAGATGATTTCTTTAATACCAAATTCTATCGTATCGCCTGGATTAACTTCTTTAGCTTCTAATTTAGCAACCCATTCTTCATTTAAGTCATTGATGTGAATCATACCCGTTAAACATCCATTAAATTCAATAAAGATACCAAATTTAGCAGAACCTGTAACTTCTCCAGTAAATGTTTGATCTTTAGCAACTGTTTTAAGTTTTTCAACTTCGTTAGGGATCATTGCTTGCAAATACTTTCTATGCGATACGACAACTGTACCTTTTTCATGCGAATAAGAAACCGGAACAACGTACATTTCAGTACCAATAATAGATTCAAAATTAGCTAATTTATTAGCGCCTGCTAATGAACCTGGCATAAAACAGTCAATCCCCTGAATGTTAACCATGTAACCACCACCTGGAATCATACTGGTAACGGTTCCGATGTACGCTGTATTTCCAGTCTCAATTGATTTTTTCAAATCATTGATAATAGTTTGACGCATTCCTTCGCTAATAGATCCTAAGATAAATCCTTTTTGATTTTTAGTGCTTAAAATTCTAACAGTGAATTTAGCGCCAACTTCAATAAGACTTCTAATAGAAGATGGTTCTCTACCTAAATCGATATAAACCATTTCTCTGTGTCCTACATCTAACATAGCCCAATCATTACTCATAGAGTAAATTGTACCATCATGATGCTCGCTTGGTTCAATAACAGCTTTGAAATCTGCCATAATACCTTCGTATAAATCAAACCATTTTTGTGCATCAGCACCTTGGTAATAAACCTTTGTGTCTCCGCTGGTTTTTACAAAAGGATTTCCCTTTCTCATTCTACTTGGACAATCTGCAGCATGCGTGTCCCAATCAAAATCTTCAAGAGATTGATTTGCGTTTAGGAAACGATTAGTTTCTTTTGTTTCTTTTTTTACAACTTCAATCGCTGGAGCTTCTAATTCTACAGTAGCTGAAAGTCTTGTTCTTTTTTGTGTTGTCATTTTTTTGTTTTTAAATAATTAAGTTATATATTGCTCTTAAAATACTACAGGTACAAAGCCTATCATTGGAGCTGTCGAAACGCCAACATATATTTGACCCATGTAAATAAATTTTAATTCTAACAAATGTAAAGAAAATGCAACTGCTAATGCAGACGCAACTACTTTTGTGGCAGGTTGAATTGTCGGCGGATATTCAAAATATTTACCGCTATTCAATGCTCTTTTTATATTGGCTGCTAATTTTTTTTGTGAACCATAATAAACAGGTATGTATGTGCCGGGCGTTGGTATCATACACGGTGTGATTGGAGGCCCAGGTTGAAATGGTTTAGTTGCAGTCGACATCCAATAGTCAATAACAGCTTTAGCTATTTTATCGTAAGCTTCGTCAGATCCTTTATCTGCTTCTTTTTTATAAGAATCTGCTATTTTATTGATACAGTCAATTCTATCTTTGTTCCATCTGTCTCTTTCGATTTTCCATAAGTCTACCTTTTCATTTACTATACGTGTTTCGTGTTGATTTGTGACTGCCGGCAATACCATTAATAATTTATGTTCAGCTTTTTTAACGCTGTCTTTTATAGGATGATATGTGAACTTTGCAATAATTTCTTTTTCTTTTACGAAAACTGGTAAAGTTTTAACGTCTTCGTATGAAGATTGAAATTTATGTTTACTATATGTTAAAGTGATTTTTTTATTTTCACTAATCCATTTTTTAACAAGAGATGCAACTTTATTACCCAAGCCTGCATTTGTACCATGTTTTAATCTATCCAACCATAATCTAAATTCTTCGCTGTTATCGTATTGATAATAAACTTTATTAGCAAGCAGTTCAATGATTTGTTCTTCTTTTAATTTTGGTAAATCAACCGAAGTTTCTTTAATATAAGTTTCCTCGTATTTATTCTCAGGTACTACGACTACAACAAAAGAATCCATTTCTTTGCGTGTATCTTTAGCATCTGTAATACCGACTAATTTATATTCAAAACTACCAGGTTTTGATTTGTCTATATCAATTGTGATTTGACCAGATTCATCAGACGTTACATTAGGTTGAATTATTCCATCTATAGAATATGTAAAAGTATAAGGAGCTTCTCCATCTACGCCGCTGAATATTATTTGTGGAACTTCAATTTCAGTGTATTTAATTTCAGTGATTAATTCTTTGCTAACTTTTGGACTTGTTGCAAATCCAAAATCGTAAAACACATATTCTGGCTTAGTTGCTAAACAAGCTTCTAATTCTTTATCTATATTTGCATTGATATTAGGAATAGGTAATGTGTCTTTAAGATCTGCAAAATTAGGATCTAGCTTTTTATCTTCTAATGAAGGTGCTTGTGATTCATAAAGTTGTTTAAATGCTTCTTTAAAGCCAGCATCTAAAATTGCTTTTTGACCAGATTGGTGAATGTTACCGAAAGGTGTTTGTGAAGTTTTGACTGCATTGAAATATTCTTGAGAAATAAGCATAGCCATGTCGTCTGATGTCTTAAGTGACTTAGACGCCATTTTTGAAGATACGTTATTTATGAATAATGGCCACTGTGCAGGCATAGTTATTTTTATTTACAGATTATCTATCTACTTTTTCTGCTTAATCTTTTCTAATTTAGATTGTAAACCTTTTACCTTAGGTAATTCAGGTGCAATCGGAGGACCTGAAGGTCCAGTCGGTGTTGGATGCGTATGTGAATTAAACGCATTCATAAAATCATCTAAAATACCTCTTAGCGTTTCGCCTCTAACAGCAGGTTCTGATTCATCAGTTGGACTTGTTGCTATAAAAATATTGTTAGAGTTTAAATAAATTTTATCATCTTTAAACTTAATCATCGGCTGAGAGTCTTTATCTTTACCTGTTGTAATGATTAAACCATCTTCTTCAGACTTATAAAATCTAAAATTTCTAGTTGCATCATATATTAAAGCGATCACGTCTTCTGGTTTTGCAACGCTGTCTAAAATTTCAGATTTAAGTTGTTTATTTTGATTAATCTGATATGAATAAACAGGTGCATAAATATTACCATTATCAAAAGTAATAGCAACTATATCACCAACATTTGGTATCAAGTGCTGACCAACTGCCATTCTATTTCCTGCACTAGCCCATGGTATGGTATCAGCTGTAAGATTATCAAAAGTTCCATAAACTTTAACCTTACATCTGCCATTTTTAAGAGGATCTTTATTATCGATAACCTCTCCAAGCCAATGTCCGTCTCTAAATGAATTCATTAGAATATTTATCTATATTATGTAAATGCGTTTGGATTATCTTTTAGAATAGCCCAATAGTCTGCAAATCTATTCACACGATCTTGTAAACCATTAAAACCCCCATTAATTCTTCGTGTTATTGCTTTAATACTTGCAAGTGAATCATCTACAGCATAAGCATTTAATTTTCTAGTTTGCCAAAACCATGTTGCAGTATCTGCAGCATACTTAGTTGCTAACGCAGTTGGATTAGATGTAAGATCTTCTCCGCAGTATTTCGAAAATTGTTTATAGTTTGCACGTCCTGTAATTTGAACAAAGCCACGACCTTTAAAACGTACACCATCACCCGGTTGAGTATTACCAAGATCCTTTCTGCCTTCATACGCTGAACCTGACGCAAATTCTTCACGCCATTTAAATTCACCAGATTCATGTGCACATTGAGCTAAAAAGTGAGCTCTTTGCAAGGGGCTAGTAATACCATATTTTTTCATAGCCATGATCAAAGATCTTGGTACAGCTTTAGGTTTTTTAGAACCAGATTTATAAACTATGTTATCAGTCTTATATGAATCTATTTCTTTCTTAAGCTTTTTAGATGCGTCAGGATCAAACTTCGAACTACCACCTAATGCAGATAACGTTGAAGAGCTAATAGATCCTCCGCTTAACGACGCTGAATCTGCAGCAGCTAATTCTTCTTCTGTCATTTCAACAGGCTGTACTCCGCCGACGTGCTTTATAGTTTCTAAATCATCTTGTATTAATTTAAAATCAGCTTTATTAATAGGCACGTCTGAAATACCAGAAGGCGTTAAGTGTTTATGTGTATTGATAGCATCTATAAAATCACTTAAAGTTTTTCTTAATGTTTCACCTTTGGCAGTAGGTTCGCTTTCGTCATTTGCATCTTTAGACACAAATATATTATCAGAGTATAAGAATATCTTACCATCTTTGTCAAATCTAATCATTGATTGCGATTCAGCATCTGAACCATTACCGATCACAAAACCAAGTTCTTTACTATATGTTAAGACGAATTTTCTATTTACATCAAACGAGAATGAAGTTACTTTACTAGAATCTTCTTCTCTGTTAATAACTTTATCTTTAAGATTTTTATTCTGATTGACTTGAGATGTATACAACGGCATGTATATGTTATCGTTATCGAATGTAACTTCAACAATATCGCCAATATTCGGTATAGTATGCTGTCCTCCTAAAAGTCTATTCATAGGAGAAGCCCATGGAATAGAATCCTTGGGAATATTATCGAATCTGCCATAGACTTTTATCTTGCATCTTCCATTTTTTAATGGATCTGCATTGTCTACAACTTCACCAATCCAATTTATAATTTTTGAAGTGTCAAGCATAATAATATAGTACTATAATATACTATCTATCATTCTTTATTTGTATACGTTTCCTAATGCTTTTTGTAAGCCATTATTTAAAATGTCTTGTATAGATTGGCCAGCTCCGAAATACACGTTTCCTAAAAGTGATTCTGCAACTTGTCTAGTATTTAAACGCTGTACATTTGTTACATTGTCTATTTTATTGACTAAATTCATGTAAATACCCTCGGTTTCTAATTTAGGTTTCATGCCATCCATTGTAAAAGGAATTCCAGTTTTATCTTTAACTATAGAAGATGCAGACGTAATAGCTTCCTGTTTTTTCTTCTCTGCCAATTTTTTCATATCTTCAGTAGCTCTTTTTTTAGCTTCTTCGAATTTACTCAATTTAGGAGACTCAATTATAGGAGCTGGAGCTTGAGCGCCAATAGATGCTACTATAGCATCATCTATAATGCCATTCATTGCAATCATTTCAACAGCAGTTAATCTTTCATAATTAAAAGCTATAATCTGAGAAGCCATTTCTGGAGCATCATTTTTAAGATCTGTAAAAGAAGTAACGCCAGTTTGGATATTCCATTCACAATTAGTTAATTGGAATGCAAGATATGGTTTTTTATTAGAACCAACTAGATCAACATCAACATCTTTAACTTCTAAAGTTTGCTGGTCTTCTATATTAGGATCTACATTAAAACTACTCACTTTACCAAGTTCAGCGGCCGGCGCTGCAGCACTAGTGTTATTATCATCATTAAATAACGGTCTAATATCTGACACATACACTTTAACTGAAAATTTTCTTAAATTAGGAGGTAAAACATAAGACCAAGATTCTTCATCAAAGACAGCTTCTCTATAATTTCTCATTAAACCAGTTATTGCTAAATTAACAGACTCTAAACAACCTAATGCCAATTCATTTCCATCTTTGCCAATATATGGTTCGTTTGTATCGTATGCTTGTAATTTATCTAGGCCTGACATTGATTGCCAATACCATGGCATATCTCTATTAATATTTTGTAAACCAGTTCTAAATGCAATTAACGCATCTAATTTTCTTTTATATTTCGGATTGGCTGTAACTAATCTTTTTAAATATGCTTCAGCTCCAGAAGGATCAAATAATGGTGAAGATATAATAGCATCAGGTGTTGATGTTCCATTAGGACCACTAGTTACTTTAACATCAATCCATTGAAACAACAATAAGAAGCCTAAATACGTAGGGTCTTGATACGGTAATGCTTTAAGCTTAGTACCTTTTCTAAAAAGTCCTGCCTTTCTAAATGCTTCGTTTTGTATAAAAAATGCCATCTATGATTTAATGTTTTGTTATTTATCTTTGTTATTTAGCGCTCTTGGTCATTGTCTTAGTATTGACAGTTTCTTTAGCCATAGTTTCTTTATTCAAAGCACTTACTTTAGTAGGCCATTCTCTTCTTAATAAAGTTAATTTTTGTAAAAACGGTTCATCGGCACCAGCCGTATATTCATAACGTATGGTATCTATTACATAAAAACCACTTACAAATTCGTCTAAAACTTGAGTGTCTGCTAATGGATCTTCTTTAGATATTTCTTCATTGATTAACTCTTCTCCTAAAGTTTTAAAATTAGTATTCTTTAATTTATCTTTTGTATTTTTAACTGCGAAACCTTCTTGCATTTCTCTTGTAAAAATAAGGACCGGTATTTTCATACCTCTATAAAGACCATGATTTGGACTTGACAAAGTTACGTTTAATCCCATTTTATAGATTTCAGCTTTGTTAATATCATTAATAAGAGAAGTTGTATAATAATTTATATGTGTATTACCGTGTGTTGGATCTACATCCATTCTTCCGGCGTATTGTTGTCTAACTTCATCTTTATAATCTTGTTCACCTCTTCTACCCTTTAATGGCTCTTCGTTGTCTCTCATTTTTTCAGATGCAATAGGTTGAATATCGAAAGAAACTAATTTTTCATCTGAGTCATTTTCAAAATATTGTAATATTGTTTTAGTTCCTTTAGAAAATGAAATACCACCTGAACTATTAGTAATCGCATAACTGATGATATATTGAGAACTACCTCCAAAATTTAAATGATTTGACAAAAGCAATTGACTTTTAAACGAATCAATTTCAGGCACTGAATTACTAGCATCTGTAAAACCCCTGTTAAAAACATGCATTAAACTATCTTCAAACTCATTTTTAGAATTAAAAACCTTATTTAAATCTATAAAATTAAGATAGTAATATGGATCAATAAAACCTGTTTGAAATGACTTATCGCTAATATATGAATGTTTGATTAATTTTTGTATGAAATTTAATCTACTATCAAATGGACAAAGTCTAGCCATTTTATCGTCAGTTGTGTCTATATTAGTTGCATAACCTAATTTTAAAGTGCTTGCGATACTCTTTAGATGTTTATCGGTATTATCACTTGGATAACCAACACTTTCATGCACATTTAAACCAGGCACTTTTAAAATACCTGTCATGTGAAATGTTCTTATAATCAATGGATCTGCCATTGGATCTTTTTCACTATTGAAAACATTAGTGATTAAAAAATCAGCTCTAATATCTTTAAATGTTGTATCTTGTCGTGATGCAATTCTAACACTAATAACATCGCCATCTCTTGGTAAAGCATCAGCTGAAAATGTGTGATCTGCATCTAAAAATGAAATGTTAACGGTTGGAATAAATCCAGATAAATCCAAATTGAATGAATCTATGTTAATATCTCTAATAACGATATTGTTAATTTTCACGAACGGAACCCACGAACCTATTTGTTTGGAATTTTGATCTCTATCTCCAGATTCTTCTTTTAACGAATCTATTTTGATCTCATCTAATTTAATAGTTGGTTCTAAGAGAGCTAAAACGTGTCTATTAAGACTAGTAGATCCATTCGGTGATTTTTGAGTAGTATCTGCCATAAAAATTATTTAGTTAAATCTATTGTACCGTTAAGTTTGATGACACCGTCTTTAATAGTAACGTTTGCTCCTCCAGTTTTTAATACGTTTGGCGGTAATATTTCAGTCGCTCCATTTGGATATTGAGCAGCCTTTCTTTTTAAATATTCTATACGTTTTTGATCTTCTATTGGTAAACGTTTAGTTTTTAAGAATTTATCTCTAATCACATCTCCATCTTCTTCAGTTGTTTTATCAACGGGTTTCTTAAAGTTAATTAAACCAGATTTCATAGATGGTATTAATAAAATATCACCTTCGCCGATTGTAAAAGGATTTGAGATGTTGTTATATTTCAATAAGTAATCTGCATAACTAGAATCGCCATAATATTTTTTAGCTAATAAATCTATTCTACATGCGTATTCTTTACCAACTATAATTTTATTAACAACTTCTGTAGTAGATGTTGAAAATAATAATGTAGGTTCAGTCATCATAACAACGTCATTTATTATTCTCTTAGTTTGAAAAGTTTTTAAATTCATTATCCGTTAGCTAATTTTTTGTATTCTTCAAATTCTTGTTCAGTCAATTGCACACCAGATTTAAGTGGATATAAGTTAGGCGTAGCAGTGTGAGTATTATCTCCTCTGTTAGCTGCAGCTACCTTTTCTTTATTAAAATCTGGGCCTTTTGCAGGTGTCATATAGAATCTTCCTTTGCCCGCGTTAAACATAGATTCAATTTCAGATTTATCTCTAGGTCGACCGGGTTTTAAAGTAATTGAAACTTCTAAATTTTCAGGAAAGTCTAAAGGTCCTAAAGGTCCGGTAAATTGTACTTCCGTTTTTTCACATATTAAATTACCAATTACAGCAATAGGATTTAATGGATTTCCGATCGTCACATGCCAAGAACCAGTAGGATCACCTGTTAAAAGTGCTGCTGCAATTTCACCTCCCTGTGGTGAATTAAATAAATCCATCAAAGCTCCACCTAATAAATTGTTAGCAGTTTTACTTAATAAACTTGTAATACCTGCCATAGTTCCACCTCCAGATAAACCCTTTAAATCACCTAATACTGATTTAAAGAATCCACCGAAATCTCCGTTGGTTAATTTACTTATATCACCTAAAGGTCTTCCTATCGAACCTTGACCTGAGTTTAAGTATCTAACTTCTCCGCCCCAAAACGGTGCATTAGAATATGTTAAAGTTAATATGTTAGCCAGTTGATCTAATAACAAAATTTTAGGGTTTGTATCGCCAATAGCTCTCATCTCATATTGAAATTTAAGAGTAAAGGACTGATTAAATTCCATACCGCCGTCCCTAACGGTCATAGATCGAATAGAATTATATGGACCAAACACGTGGTTTGGATATGTCTTTGTGAATGGATCAAATCCAGAAGGTTGCGATTCTATTCTTCTTTTTTCAGCAGCATTTACACCATTAGCTGTTGCATTTAAAGAGCTTAATATGGTACTGTTATCTATAAATGAACCTAATTTACCTCTTCTAGCTTGTGTCTGTGAATCTAAAGTTTGAACCTCTGCTTCAATAGCTTTCCATTTATAACTATAATCAAATTTTAATATTTCATCTAATTTATTACCGGTAGTTTCTGACATCCATGTAATTGCTCGAGCAACATCAGGCTGCGGCACATCGACAAGATCACCGGCTTTATTAGGTAATTTTAAATTCATAATATCATCTCCGATTGGAAACGAAAATCTTCGCAAAGTAATCATGTGATTATTTGGAATTTTACCTAAATATTTACAAAGTGCAAAATCAGACCACTCATATTTGTAACTTTTACCAGCACCTGCATTACATTTTTCAATTATCTTTGATACTGTTGGATTTTCATATATGCTAGTATCTCCGAAGTCTACCGTATTATATGAATCTTCTGAAGCATTCGTGAATGGCGTTCCATTAAATCTAAATAGAGCAAAATTATTAAAAATAGAATGTTGAGTATCTTTACCGTTTACAGTTTTTTTGGTATCTTTAGTCGTATACGAAGCAGACATAATTTTGCGATCATATAAAGAGACTGCTGTGTTTTTTGCTTCAGTAGTACTTTTTACATCACTGTCTGTATTTTGTGTTTGAGAAGGCGATATAATTTCACCATCATCTGCAATAGGTGGTTTTTCAAGCACTTTACCCTTAGACGCGTCTACTTGATTAGGATCGTCCTTTAAAGATATATTTTTTAATGCTTGTTCTATTTGATTATCTAAATCACTATTAGCCATAATAAGTTATGTATGTTAAATGCCTAATTGGCGTTATTACATATATATCTTATTTAATATTATTCAATATTATCAAGCTCTTTATTATCAGCTCTATATAACAATTTATCAAAATAATCTTTTTCTGGTTTAACTCTATCAGCTAAGAATTTTTTAAGTGAGGCTTCGAATTCTCCACGGGCGTGGTAGTAGTATTGTCCCTTTGAATAAAAGGAGCGACTGGTTAGATCCCATAAATCTTTGATATTCTTCTCAACGAAGTGATCTTGAAGTGAGTTAAAGAGCTCTTTCAATTCACCTTGCGTCTTTACGCAATATACTGAATCTACTGCAATCATATAGCTTTCCCATTTTTCAGTGAACACTCGTTCTAGATCTTGTATTGTAGGATAAAGTGATCGCTTAAGATTGATCTTAGTTTGTTTAGCATCAAAGTCACGCTTGAACGTAAGACCAAAGAAATATCTTTTTAAGAATGCAACATCATCATAAAACTTACTTATTTTAAGTTGATATTGTGGCATATCTGTATCAAACTTCACATCGTATATGACAGCTTGTACTGGGAATAAAACATTAGGGTATCTAAAATTAGAAAGTAAGGCGTATACTGTTTCGCCTTTTGAAAATAAACGATGGCGTATCATACTTTTTCAATGAATTTAACAGAATCGAATTTAGATAGAACAGTTTTTCCAGGATAATCGTCTCTGTTAATAATGAATAGAGAAATGCTCATTTCGTTTTCTTCTATTTCATATATTGAACAAAACATATCAGAAACTGTTTCGATGGTTTCTGCGTTTAGATTTTTAATTACATAAAGTAATTTAGATTTGTTATTGTTTTTGGCATCTTGAATACCTTTAACTAAATGTAATCCTATGATCGTGTCTGGCGGTTGAATTCCATCAGGATCAGACTTTGACAACTTAACATTGATCGCATAGTAATCTATTACAGATTCGTAAGCATCCGCTGTTTTTAAAAATTTGACAAAATCTCTTCTGTTTGAACACCAAACACAATCTATGATTAATTTCATTTATAACATCTCTTCGAAGTGTTTAAGATCACTTTTAAGTGCCTTAATCTTTTCTTCGATTTCAGTTTTTGAAGGCTGATATTCATCGCCCCAGTCCACTGATATTTTTATTTGGTTTTTATCTTTAGAGTTACCAAGCTCTAGACCTGAATCTAAGATTAAATCATTGATGAAATTAATCTTAGATTCAGTAGCATTAGAACTTTCAAAATCATATACAGTAACAGAAGTATACACTTCTCCTGCTGCATTGATGTTATCATCTTCGACTATCTTGATAATACCATTATCTGCTAGTTCTAATCTTATGTTTTGCATTATGCTCTAGATAGTTTTAATTTGTAAGCTTCTTTTTCTAATCTTTTAGCTTGCTTTCTGTCAGCTGTGAATGTTTCTCTGTTTTTAACATTTCTTAATGAGAACGCTTCTTCTAACATTTTGATTTCAGCGTCGTTATAACCTAATTCTGTCCAAGTTTCTTTAGACTTGTTAAGTACTGTTTGTAATTTCTCTTCAATTTGAGTTTCTACCATTCTAGTATGCTCTTCATGAATTTGTTTACCTTCTTCTCTAGTTTTAGTATACCAATTAGCCATGATTGGACCTAGTGGATTATAACCATTTTTGATTCTTAAGAATCCAGCTCTACGATACATTTCGCGTCTTTGACGTCTACTGAAAGATGTTGTTTTTTTAGCCATTGTAATAATTGTTTATGTAAGTATTTAATTGTTCTTTTAAGTATTCCTTTAGACTATCTATTTCAATTTTGGAGGCTACTGATTCCGTGATAGTGTCTATTAATTCGTCTCGCTCTTCATCTGAGTTCTCTAATAAAATAGCAAAGACTTCTTTTTTAGGTAGATTAATTCCTAAACTAAAATCTACAGTTTCCACATTCTTCTGAGATAGTTTGGCAATTAGAGATTGAAGTGGCGTTTCTGTAGGGATTGGTTGGGAAATTTGCTGGGGGATTTGCGTGGGAGATTTATCTTCATACACATTTTCCGCTATAATACTGGTTCTAGAATTAACCTTAGACCCATTTCCTAAAGGCTTAGCATCTGGTAGAGGCATATCACCGTCTAATGATTCTAATAAGAATTCCTTAGCAACGGTCTTATAAATCTGAGAGCCGTCTGTAAAATATAAAAATTCACTATCCTCTTCCTTTAAGGTTACTACTTTTCCGAATGAATCCCCTTTGATCCATTGGAATACCCTTGTTTTTTCTAACTGTTCTGTATTATTACTCATAATTGTCTGATTACGCTTCTTGTGTCTCAGAGATGCTATGAAATTCAATATTTGTTTCATTATACTTCTCCATAAATTTATCTATAAATCGTTCTGATTCCTTTGTCTTATCTGAACCCATCCAACAGTCTACTCTCTTAAGGTACATATTGTAAAAATACTGAGAGCCTTCTTTGGCTAGTTTGTCTTTTAGTATTGTAACGTCCTCTGGATAATGTCTTACATTAAATCCCATACTCTAGTTATTTATATAAATTAATTAATCATTGTTCCAGACAATCACTTGATTGACCTCAATACCCGCGCGCTGTAATAACATAATACCTGACATGTCGCGATAGTCTTCACAATAATAAACTTCCTTTACCCCGGCTTGAATAATTAATTTAGCGCAATCAAAGCAAGGTAGTGTAGTAGTGTAAAGAATAGTGTCTTTAGAAGTCAAGGTAGATTTTGCCAACTTAGTTAGCGCATTTGATTCAGCGTGTAGGACTTCTCTTTTGGTAGTGCATTCGCAACCATCATGTGAATACGTTTCACATTCATTGTCAAATCCATGAGGTGTTCCATTATAGCCAAATGAAACGATCTGTTCGTCTTTGACAATTACACATCCAACCTTACGTCTTTCTGCATAAGATAGTTTAGCCACTTGATAGGCTATTTGCATGTATATCTTGTCTATTGGAATTCTAGGCATATTTTAAATCTTATTAGTTATTTATACTAATTTCCTGGGATTTGTTTACAAAAAGAAAGGAGACCAATTTGGTCTCCTTTCAAATATAAGATGATACGCTTATATATTATTGGTTAGCTGCTTCTTCTTCTCTTTCTCCTGGAGTCATGTTAGAATCTTTAGCCTCATCAACTTTTTTACAAAAAGCCTCTTTGATTTGGTTACACGCAGCTTCGTATGCTTCTAATGCATAGTCTTCTCTCATTTCTTTTAAAGTATTAGCTGCGAATCCACCAACTAATGCAGCATTTTCAGTCATGTACGTTTCAATAGTGTGTTCGTCATGTTCATCATTTGCCCAAGCAGCAGCTTCTTCTTTCATCATGCCATAGCACTCTTTAAGAATTTCACTTACTGGTCTTTTAGGTTCGTCTTTACTTTTTTTTTCAGCGTCTTCAGCTTCTTCCTCCGCCGGAGTTTCTTCAGCTTCTTCTTTTTCTTCAGCCTCAGATACTTCTTTACCGATATCTTCGCCTTCAGCTTGATCTTTTAAATCTTTGTTTACTTCAGCTGAATCGTCTTCTGCTCTATCTTCAGCTTTAGCGTATTTTTTACCATCAGCGTCAATAACTTCTGGAGTTTTGTCATTTAAGTCATTTTTTAACTCATCTGCTTCAATTCCTGTTACGTCATTAGCTTCGTTAGCTTCTTGTTCTGGTGATTGTACTTTGTCTGCATCTTCGGTTGATTCCTCTTCTGGAGTACCTAAGTCTACGATGTCTTTTTCAATTTCTTCAGCTCTGTCCATTTCTGAAACATACTGTTCAAATGTTTTTAATTTTGCCATGATAATGATATTATTTTATTATGTTTTTAAAGATTATATATCTAGATTTTTTAGAGATTCATTAATAATTAGAAATTCTTCGAATGTAAGGCCTTCTGTTGCAGATATTACTTTTATTTTATCCATCTTTTCCATAGCCCAATCAACGCCTTCGTCTCCGCCCCAAATAAGCCAAGCTACATAGCCTCTATCTTTCCAAGGTTCGTCTTTAAATTCAGGAGCAATCTTTGAATTTTTTCTGTGTCTATTGAATTGTGCCATTCTAGAAACGACATCTTCTGATAGAGCTTCACCTTTGGCTAATTGGTGTGCTCTTTGCCAACCAACTGCGGTGCCAGCTGTTACAATATCGCGGCCGTATTTTTCTTTCCAATCAATTGCCTTTTGTGCATTTTTAGATGCAGCCTTAGGATAATCCTTATATGTTTGTTCTTTGCTCATATTAGATTATATATCTGCATAAAAAAAGAGGACTTTGTCCTCTTTTGATTTTAGTTTTCTGGTTGTTCAGGCGCTTCTTTCTCACCACTATGAGTGGTTTCTTCTACTTTAAAAATAGAATTCAACGTTTTTAATAAACCATCAGCTTCATCAACTGATCTAACCAATTTATCAATCTCGTCGATGATTTGAGGATGTTCTCCAATTCCAACAGAATTTGACATATAAACTTCGATAGTAGCCAAAGCTTCTAATCTTTGTGCAGTGTAGCGTGCTTTTAACGCCTTTAATTTAAGTTCTGACATATTGTTTTTATCTTTTTATACCATTTGTAATTTATTTTGTTTCAAATATTGAAATACAGCTAATTCTTTGGCTTTGGCTTCTACTTCTACATCAATATCTAAGCCATAAGAATCTATTTTGTCATATAAGTAATCTGCGTGTGCTCGCTTATTAGTTTGAGAAGCATCTTCGTGAATGGTTTTACATGAAGAAAAATGTGTAAGTTGTTTGACATCTTTAGGCCAAGATTTTGCTGCTAATTTTAAAGAAGCCTCTTGATCTAATTCACCAGGATGACACCAATGATGATGGTAATCAAACGTTATGGGAATATGTATGTTACTATATACAGAATCATATAAGTCCTGAACTGTGTATTGTGACTCCTTGTCATCGTTTTCTACTACGAGTCTAGATTTAACAGAATCATTTAACAATTGAAAGTTTTCACAGAATCTTTGCATAGCTGACTCTTTATCTGGTGCTGTTGTATTAACATGTATATTGATAGCAGCATACTGCGTTCTAGGCAAACCTATAAGATCCATGATTTCACCATGTGTATTTAAATCTCGAATAGTTTTTGTAACCACATCTGGATTTGCTGAAGCTAGAACTGAAAATGGACCAGGATGAAAGGTTAGTCTTTGGCCATATTGTTTAGCTAAAGTACCTGCACCTTTGAGAACATTACAAATCTTGTCATAATCTGGCAAATCTTTAAGCTCGTATTCGCTGCACCAAGGAAACATATCAGAACTCATACGATATAATGAAATTCCATTTTTATGATTCCATTTGATAATTTCTACCATGTCTTTGACATTTGCCAAAGCCAATTCACTTGCATAGTTAATACCTTTTTCTGCAAATGTTTTTTTAATCATGCCACGACCAATAGTAACCTTACGTTCTTTTTGCAAAGTCATATTAATGCAACAATACCCTAAATTTATTTTCATGTCTATTATATGTTAATTAATTCCATTGTTTTTCATAAGCATACCAATGATCAGCTGAAGCGCAATCTCGCATACCTTCTAAAATAATTTGATCCATTTCTGAGCCACTTAAAGAATTTACTAATGCATCGATGTATTGTTCTACTATTAAAGATGGTGCGTATTGACCAGATTCTTTGTACAATTGTTTTTCTGCGTATTCTACTAAACCTGAACATATACGACTAGCTACAGAATCATCATCATAAAATCTATTACCTAAATGATGATCATCTCCTTTTGGAAAACTAGCAAATATCTCTTCGTTGGTTTTGCGTAATCTAAATACTGAAATTGCGGTTTGAATAGTTGGTTTAACATTGTTGGCTTGTTGCGCACTACTAAAACCATTACATTTGAA